GATGGGTCTGTAACAGGGTGCATAACGTGTGCAAAAGGCAAATCAGCCGTGGGAAGTGCAACAACATCCTCAGTATGATAACCAAGGCATCGCACTCTCACACGGCCGACTTGTTGTGGATCATTTCGGTCTTCGACAACGCCGACAAACCAGTTAAATCCGTCGCGTCCCATGAAATAACTATTCTGCATGGAACTATTTATAAAGGTTAATGTAGGTCTGGATCGCGGCCGAGACGTTTCTCTTCGGTACTCCAGTTGTATTTAAGTATTTCAAATTTTTGATCTGGATTTTGCATCTGCAATTGATGAAGAACCTCATCAGCTTGATCTTTTTCCAGATGTTCTACCACCGTAGACACAATCTTATACTTAATCATGATGAATTCGGTTTTGCGATTATCAAATGTGTTCTTTCAGGTCCACAATTGACAAAACTATGTAATATTGTAGTATCAACCTCATATAGAAAACCATCATCAGGTATATGAATTATTTCATTCAATGTAGGAAAAATAAAGTATGCATTTGGGTTAGTTATAAGAGCCAAATGATAACGAGGGGAATTATCTTTGTGTACAGCATATGATGTGTAAGGTTTCTTGACCAAAATTCTAGAACGTATACCATCTACATCTTGTATTACATCATCAAAAACTGTTCCCTCGTATATTTCATTCAATATTTTGTAATCTGACTGTTTCTTTCTAAATCGTTTCTGATAGAATTCATAGTTCCCATCATTCACCCGCCAATCCATATTCTTCATATCCTTAGTCATACCAAGTCCATCTGTATATGGATTAACTACATTATGGTTGCTTCGAGCATCTGACGCATTTTGCGTACTTCGTTGTACACTAGTCTGTCGGTTTTGGGCGTATATACCACTACCCATTTCTTTGTCACTGTCCCATAGTTTGTCTCCGAGTCGATGCTGTATACTTTCCCATTCAAGTAGACACCTATCTAGATCATAGCAATGATTTGTTTTCCTTATTGGATAATCTGTCTTGTACTTTTCCATGATTAACTCCTCTTTGAGATAACCAGATGCGTTCTTTGCGGTCCACAATTAACAAAGGTGTGTAATAGTGTAGTATCAACCTCATAGAGACAACCATCATCGGGGATATGAATTATTTCATTCAATGTAGGAAAAATAAAGTATGCATTTGGATTTGTTATGAGTGCTAGATGATAACGAGGAGAGTTGTCTTTGTGTACAGAATATGATGTGGTTGGGTGCATGTGCATAATTCGCGCTCGCACACCATTAACATCCCGTATTACATCATCAAAAACTGTTCCCTCATATATTTCATTTAAGATCGTGTATTCCGATTGATCCTTTATTACACGATCTTTCCTATCACGGTGTTCACCAACTCCATCTGTATATGGGTTAACCACAGACTTGCTACTTCGTTGTAAACAAGTCTGCGGTCTTTGTCCATACATACCAGTGCCTAAAACTTCATCACTATCGTACAGTTTATCACCTAGTCGATTCTGTATGAGTTCCCACTCAACTAGACATTTATCCAGATCATAGCAATGATTTGTTTTTCTGATAGGCATGGTCATAGTAGTATATTTAGACATTTACCTATAATATCAAACAAAATAGAATAAGTCAAGGTCACTTAACAATCAAATTGTCTTTGTAGACACTTTTCAGACCAAGTGCTTCTGTATTGAATTTGACAAGATTACGAAGTGCATCTTTGGTGATAAATGTCATTAGAACGTCTCGTTGTCGGTTTCCATCAACACCAATCTTCCATTCATACTTACCAACCTTCTTCTGGATATTGGCAATCGCAGTAGCATCTTTACTCATTGCAGTAAGTGCATCCTGCAACTTCTTTGCGTTGGGATTGTCTTTGCGTACCCACAGAGCCTTTTGCATACCATCTCGAAAACTTTTTACGAGTTTATATGCATCGTAAAACTCACCACTTGGTGCAACACCATACTTATTTTTGAACAGAATCTCAAACTGCATATTGGGATAGTTTGGATCATCCATATGTGATGCAGTGTTTGCGTCTAGGATACCATGTGTAAACCACACTCTAGCATTCGGATTTGATGCAACATGTTTCTTATATGCGGCAGGATTCTCTCTTGTACCATTCAGTTCACCACGTTTAAATGCTAGACGGCGTTCACCACCACTCATACCTGATACCCATGTAACATTTTTCTTGAAACATTCAATATACTGATCCACACTCAAATCAGGTCCACACAATAGCATTGTCATTGCAAATGCCTCAGGCACCATTCCAGAACCAGCAGCAAATGAAATCTTATCCCCTGATTTGTAATCCCTGCGAATACCCGCAATGATATTCAAGTTCATAAGTCCAATGCTGGTATAGTCTGCATAATTGTAATCGACATTCTCTTGCAAAAATGAAACACCATTCCCACCATGAGATACCATTACAGTCTTATCATCTTTCTGTAGATCATTGTGAAACTTATTGAAGCCGGGAATATCTCTTGCGCCTGGAATAGTTCTGATAATAATTTTCTCACCAAGGAATGGGGCAAGTTCTTTAGCGACGATTTCAGTCCACACAGTGGTTCCACCGCCGGGTTTTTGTGGAACAACAAATGTATAATCAGCATTTGCTGTCGAAGTCATTCCTAGCACCATGGCTAGACTCATTACTAGTTTACGCATAACTTAATCTCCTTTTTGTGGTTATACCCCAAGCAAATACACCTGTAGTTAATAGTAAAAGTATAACAAATATTGGTCTTGTGACCAGTTGTTCAATCGAATACAAACTCGTCACTTGTAGTGTTAGAGCCTCTACACGCTCTGCTAGTATAAATCCAATTACCATTGCTGGACGACTGAATTTATATTTCTTACACAGTATGCCTAGAATACTGCACACTGCAAGAATAAAATAATCTTCCCATCCACCTGTATATTGAACACATGCCCAAGTGATGAACACAAGTAACAGGGGGAAATAATACTTGTATGGCACACGAGTGATGGCACTGATGTATCGTGTAAACAACAAACAGAACACACCAACCAGAACAGTTGCCCACATAAACCCAAATGTTAGACTGTCAAAGAAACGTTCGTCCTGTGCTAAGTCTGGTGTACCCAGTTCAAATCCCAAGTACATGAACAATGCCATGATCACCGCTGCAAATGGTGCGCCGGGAATACCAAACAACACAGTAGGAATCATTGATGTTGCCTTCTGTGCATTGTTCGCACCCTCTGGTCCAATAACACCCTTAATATTACCGTCACCAAACTTTTCTTTGGGATGTGCTGCAACAGTTGACCCATATGCCATCCAATCTGACATTGCTCCACCAAGTCCAGGCAGTAAACCAACAAACGCACCTATAAAACCACCACGCAATGCATCCCATTTACTAGTCCATACAGCCTTTACACCCATTATTGTTTGACCAAGTTGGTCTGCACTGTCTACAGTTTTGCGTCTACGTTTTAATCCATCCACAAGTTCTGGAATAGCAAACAACCCTGCGACAAAGGGCATCAACTGTATACCATTACCCAAATAATCCCAACCAAGTGTATAACGGTCAGCGTTTGTTGCAGGGTCAGTACCAATAAGTCCCAAACCAATCCCCACTGCAATCGCAATCAAACTACGAACCCACCAAGTACTCGACACAAAACCAACAGTGGCAAGTGCAAGCAGAGTAAATGCCCACAGTTCTGGTATACCCAGTATCATTAACAGGTTTGTGTACCAAGGTAATAGTGCAAAGGTAAGTGTTCCCCACAGTATACCATTCACAGTGCTTGTTGTCACTGCGGCAGTTATTGCGTAAGTCGCTTGACCTTTTTGTGCTAGAGGAAACCCATCTACCATTGTAGCGGCAGCACTGTTTGCGCCGGGTATTCCAAGAAGAACACCTGTATAAGTGTCACCTGTTGTAGAGGCGGCGACAACTGCCATACAGAATATCACACCCAAGTAAGGTTGATCGGCAAAATAACTAATAAATCCAAACAACGCTACAAGGCCGGTGGTTGCACCAGCACTTGGAATGATACCTATTAATAGTCCGTATAATGTTCCTGCTACAAGAGCATAAATTTCATGCATAGAAATACACAACAAGCATTGATGCCTGCGAATCCTTTCAAATTTGTGGGGGAAACACTTCTGAACTTCACGCTATGTCCGTTAGAAGTGATGTACTTCTATTTAGTCCGCCACACAAAGTAGATTCGACCTCTATGACTGTCTGTTTTTATATCCAAGATGTCTACGTTAAGTTGTTCAGCACAATTAACAATGAAGTTTGCATCCCAAGGGTAAAAGTAAATCCAGTTGCTGTGATTTTTACTACCCACAGGTCTGTCTGCTTCATCATGTGGTAGGCCGGGATTGACACGAAAGAACATAACAGCGCCGGGATTACACAATCCCACTGCATGTTCAAGTTCTGCAAACACCTTATCTGTACTACCAAAATTAATACTACCAAGTGCAAGCGTAGCATCATACTTTTCGTCTGGATGGTAATCCAACAGTTTCACTTGCAAGTCCGCTGCATTGTTATATGGATCAATACCCACTAGGTTATGAATCTTACCTTTGAATTCATGATAACCGCAACCAATATCCAATACACGTTTAGGATTTAAACTGTTTACCTCATCAATAAGTTTCAGTCCACTGTACTTGTACTTCTTCATTTCAGCTTGCCAGTGATTTCGAAAGTAGTTATCAAGCACCTTGTCATCTATCTGATCGACGAGTTCTCCCATATGAGAGTATTCAATTTGATCCAGTTCAATATCAAATGTACTCTGTATAGCGTGTCTCAGAGTATTGGGTTGACGCAATAACTGTGGACTAACATGTATTAGTTGTTCAAGCTTGTTTAGAATTTTATGATTCATTCATTTCCCCATAAGTTGCAAGGAATATATCACTGTGCTGGACATCCTGCTTCCACCACAATGAATGTTTTTGTCCAAAGTCCAGTATTAATTTATTCTGTTGTGCAATCTGTCGTCTCATACCGTTCTCGTCACCATACCAATCATAGTTGGGATATGATATGTCAAATCCACCCGCTTTCATCCACCAATCGAAGCTAGCTTCATCAGGACGATATACAAGTTGTATCAATGCGTCTGGATATCTTTCGATAATCTCGTCAAAGTGATAAACCCACTCATGACTCATCAATAGCATTGTTCCAGTTTTGTCTTGAAACGGTGCAGTCAGGTTATCATAATCTAAATTGGTGTCGAACTCCATTCCTGTGCCGAAATAACTGTCCACATGACCACCATAATCTCCATGACGATACACACGATGCGGCGATCTATCAGTGGTGTTGTATCCCTTCTCACGTTTTAGACGTTGAGCAATACCACTCCATCTACTGCCGGGAACACCTGTAAAGAATACTAATTTTTCATTCACAACCTTCTGGAACCTCAAACTTTCTGTACCCGTTTTCGTCATAGTCGCACCAACTCTGATCAACAAGCATCAACCATTCATCTTCTCTGTGCGAATAATCAGGAAATGGGCATGAATTGCTGAGAAACAGATCATCATAATGCAGCAGAGTTCTGTCATTTGTCATTTCATTGAACTTCTTACGTGCCGGACCACGATTAAATCGTTTAAAGATTTCTGATGGGCCGCCACGGAAAGCCTCTTCCAGAGTTAACTGTTTCGTGAATTGACTGTTCAATTTTCTTATAGGGTTATCGATTTCAGTACCATGCTTATAATCATTTTTTAACACTCTTTCAATGAAGATCGTAACATAATGCTTTGGTTCAAACTTCAAAGATATGATTTCATGATTGTACTCTTTCAATAAGTCCATATATTTCGAATAGAGTGCATTTTCCTTTCCATGCAGAGTTGTAGGGCAGCAACACCACAGTGGATGTGCGGGTATATACTCATAAGGATTGTGCGACAGGACTTCTTCAAACCTTTCCAAAGTCATATCGTTCTCTTTTATGAGCTTTAACCAATTTTCACACTCAAGAGTTTGCGGGTGAGTTTTTTGTTGCTGACTAAATGACATATTCGGTTCGACTCCGTTAAGAAATCGAACCGTCATGTCACCTTTCGTTCCACCCACATATTCAAAGATGTATTTTTTCATTCGGCAAGAATCTCAGATGGAAGAATAAAGTCCAGAGAGCCAGACTTACCCTCAACTTCGATATAAACCGAGTCAAGAGACTTACCCTTAATCGGTACATACTTCTTGAGCTTCTTGGAATAGGTAAGAAACACCCCATTTTCCAATCTCACATCATCATACGAGTCCTTATCCGATCCAATCGCACAGATTTTCGCGATTTTCGACTCGCCGTATTCACCTACATACGTTACCACATCACCGATATTCATTTTCTTTCTCCTAGAGTTTCAAAATTAACGCAAACAGTCCAAACCATACTACACTACCCAACAACAACAGTCCCAATACCACGAAGACTGCTTTCATACTTCTCACAGGATGGCGTATCAGGTAATACACCACAAACCCTGTAAGAAGTAATATCAATAATCCTACCATAATCCCAACGTTCTTCCATTACCCACTATGATGAATAGACAGGTAACAATATGTAGAAGAACCCACACAGTTCGTATCAGAGCAACCCTGTCTGCCTTACGGTTATCAGAGTATGCCTTTGCACCTATCGCTTTACACCAGTAGTTCCACATTCATGCCGCTCGTGCTGCAATGTCATCTTTAATCATTTTGTCCATACCTTCAAGGGTCATGGGATAACCACGCATCTTGAGTATCTTAGCAACCTTGGGACTTACATAACCCTTTGTCTCAAGAACCTTCAGAGGAGCCATACCACCATCCAGAAGACCGAAATACTCTTCTACAGTGAAGTTATCACGCAGAAACTTCTTGAAGGCAACCATTCCACCATACTTGAACCGTGCAACGAACTTACCCTCATCCTTGAGGTACATACCATCATAG